TTATTACAATCGCAAAGATGAAAGGCGTAAGAAATTTAACAAGAAAAAGAAAGATACTTTCAAACATAACAATCACCACAAGGATAAAAAAAAGAATGAAACAAAGCAAGACAGAAGGTAATCTAGCGTCCTTTAAAATCTTTGTTAACTCAAAAGGAACAGTAATGACAGAGTTCAGTATTGTTCCTTCTCACGAAGCTAATAAAGTCTTTAAAGATAATGAATTACTTTTAATTAAAAAACTATTGACTGAAGCAGAAATAAAACTAGGAGGACTGCACGAATACTTTGAAAATGAATTAAGTTCTTTTGTGCAACCTACTTAGCATAGTTCATTAACAGCTCATAGAAACCATAAACAATTCCAACGCATGTAGTTAGTCCAATCACTATAACAATACCATCTAGTATTGAACGTCTGCGTCTTTTTTGTTTATAAACTAATCTTTCTCGTTTAGATCTTATATCTTTACGCATCTGTATCATTTCACGATATGTTTCAATTCCGTATACAACAACGATTAGATCTCGTATCTCTCTTTCTTGCTGTTCAATTTTTTTCTTTACGATGATTGCATTCAGAGCTTCTTGTTCTACTGATCCTTTGTCTAATAGTTTTCTAAATATAGGAGGCTTTTCAGATTCTCTTTGAGCCTCATTGATATCAGCTACATAACCATACCATCTACCTAGATGTTGAGCGACATCTTCAATCTCTCGTCCACGTTGCACAAGAGTCTGAACACCTTTAAAGGCAGTCGTAGCCATTGATAATAATGCAATTGGCTCCACACTATTTGCTCCTTTTTTTCTTGCGCTTAAATTCTTTTAAGCGTTTCTTTGGATTTGTAACAGATACAAAATATGAACCCACTCAGTTTGGACACACTGGTAAAGATGTATTAATACCCCCTACTCCAATTACACCAGAAGATGTATTATTTACACAATTAACTCCAGCAACCCAAACAGTATTAGAATTATTTATTTGTGTTAGTATCGCATCTAATTGAGAATCATAGTTAGGAATTGAAATGTTACCAATTGCATCAAGAATACCTTGAAAATTACTAGTATAATTAGGAAACTGTAGGTTGCCTAAAGCATCTAGTACAGCAGAATTATCTGTACTACCTGACACACTATTTATACTTGCTAGTCCTAATCCTAATCCTAAATCAACAGACTGTTGACCTGCTACATTGATAGCATCATAAGATCCTAATCCTAAGTTCAACATGTTGTCGCTGTTATTACCTAACATGTTATAAAGAGCTGTAGTTTTTTGACCGTCTTGTTGAATCCTGGCTAAGTTAGATTGCATAGCATACCTAGCTGTACTCTTCTGAGCATCTGAGCTGATCCACATGCTTCCAAGGCTTCCGGCAACCGGGAGGACGGCCTTCGTCCACTCAAGAGCTACCGATTGTTGTGGTATAACCTGTGTATGAGGTGCTTGCATGAGGGCTAAAGCCATCACTGCTGACCCTGCTGCACTGTTATCACCTGATGCAGCTATTTGTGCCAGAGCTTCTGACTTAGCTTGTTGTGCTTGTGCTTGAGCAATCGCTACATTCTCTACAGCTTGATAGTACTCCATCCCAGCAGTTTGACAGCCTGTTAAGACTACAAAGCATAATGCTGTAAATAATTTTTTAATCATTTGTCTTGTCCT